CCGTTGGTGCGCTTAATACCCTGCAAGTCGTCAATCGTCTCTTGCAGAATGTTCTGCTCTGGCTCGTGCGGCGGCTTTAGGTCCACATCCTTGTAGAACCCGTATACCTGTTGTTTACGCACGTCATTTTCTGAAATGTTAATCACATGCGTAATACGCGACGCGGATTTCAGATCGGTTGCCGTGTAATTTACAACTAAATCTTCTGCCGTTACAAACTTGGATACTGCACGCCCTAGCGACGCATCATAATACACTTTCTTGAACGCTGAACCACTAAGCGGCAAATAAAAGAGCATCTGATCCAATTCTGGGTCATACTCTTCCATCACGTTAGTGATTTGATAATTCATGAACTCCTTCACGCGACCCGCTTGGGCCGCCAGTGAGGTCGGCTCTTCACCTTCCGGAGGACTCGGATAAGCACCCACGGTGGCTACTGATACCGGACCACCCGCTGGGAGCAATTCCTTATACGCTTGCGCTTGGAACTGCGTTGCAGCCTCTGATAACAATGGGTGGTGGACCCCCGAGGCCCCCTCAAACGGCTCGGTACGCTCTTCGTTTTCTGTACCTAACAGTTTTAGGCCATCTGAGAAGCTGTCCAACCAATCTTGACGCGATGAAACGTCTTCTTTGTAGAGGTCAATAAGTTCTGACGCCAGCGGACGCAACACTTCGTCATCAATAAATTCCGCCAAGTTGGCCCCGTGAGGCAACATTTCCGGCATGAAATCGGTGGACGGCTCAAAATCAATGATCATTCCATCGTCTTCTGGAATGAATTCGATACCTTCCGGCGCCATATCTTCAATCGGCATCATTAGTAATACGTCCTCATGCGTCTTGGTGTGTATTCATCGCGCCAGTCTGAATCCAGCCTAATGAAACCGCCCTGTCTGAACCTCATCAATGCTAGCGTCATTGCATCCACTTGGTCATCATGATCACCTGTTGGGAACGCCTGCACTTCATCTATCATTTCATCTGCAAACCTTTTTTCCGGCGCCCAAATGAACCCCGATGCAAAAAGATCTGATACCGAGTTTACACGAGCAATTTTGTCTTGCCCACGCCCCGGACTGTATTCTTGTACTGGAATCCCAATATATCGGAACTCCTGCGCTAGCGACATTCCTGACGCTTTCGCTTCAATGATAACGGAGTCCGGTTCCCAGTAGTTGTATAAGTAAACAGCTTTTTGTTTCAGCTCTGGGAATTCGAAACGGTCCTTTACCACGTCCAACAATATCACATGAGGTATTGTTCCGTCAAATATCTTTTTCTGGCCATCTCGATTAATGATATACTCACCATCTGGGTACCATATGCCCCATGTCGATATTACGGAATAATCGGCCGTGTCTCTTTTACTGAACGCGGTATCATATGATTGAATTATATAATCGCATTTTGGCGGGTTTTCAAATTGCCACCTGTTCCACCATTCACGTTTAACCAGCGCACCTTCTTCTGACGTTGGGTTTTGCAACCACTGCGCATTCCACAGGTGCGGCGCAATTGAGTTTTGTACCTTTTTTAGAGCATCCGCGGTCCAGAATTCTGGCCACAGAACATTGCCCGACGGCATTATCGCTGGGAACTCAATAAGCTCCCATTTATCCGCGTCCGGGTTTTTGGCCTGTTCTTTGACCAACATCCCAGTCAAATCTTTGGTGGACCATCTAGTGTGCACCACTAGGATGTTTCCACCCGGCATCAAACGCTGGCGGGGACCTGCCTGATAATATTCCCATACATCATCAAATACACTTGGCTGGAGCATACATTGCTCCGTGTATGGGTCATCAATAATCAAGAGATCCGCGCCGCGGCCCGTGACCGACGCCCCAACACCCGCTGCGAACAATTCACCACCTTGTTCAACCGCCCAACGACCCGCCGATTTACTGTCGGCGCGTACTTTGACATCTGGGAACACTTCTTGGAACCGCTCTGAACTTACGATATCACGCACTTTACGACCAAACCCCACGGCCAATTCCGTGGTATTTGAAATCGACATCAAATACGCTTTGGGGTTATTCCCAATATACCACGCTGGCAGAAATTGAGACGTTAGAAATGATTTACCATGACGCGGGGCAATATTAATGATAATACGCTTGTTACCTGAGACATTTAACTCATTAAACTTCTCGCCCATTATCTTATGGTGACCACCCACCATTACAGTGGGTTCCATAAATTTTAGAAATTCAATAAAATCATTGCGGCACATTTCCATGTGATCCGCATGTGACAACTGCTCGCGTAACGCTAAATACTCTTCGAGGTCCTCGTCCGACATCCCCTCATAATTGGGGGTGTAGATGTCACAATTACTTGAGAACACTGCTGGCATTGTCAGCAACATCTCGATCTAATTTAGAAAACATTAAATCATCACCATCAAATCCACCCTTTATTCTGACAGCCTCTGTACCATCCCCAAATCGCACTTTCTCCAACACCACATCGCCCCCGAATTCTTCCGCGACGTGCTCGGGTACTTTTATTGATCTGGTCTCTATGATCTCGGCTTTGTTTAAATCGTCAGACAACGTTTCTGTGAATTCATCGATAATATTATCTAAATCATAATCTTCAAAATCTGTATACAACCTTTCCGGAACATCTAAATCCGCATAACGACCACGCGGATCGGTAAAATCAATAATCAAATGATTTTCGTCAGCACCGCCCAACATATCAGTGATTTCATCTGCAATACCTTTCACATCCTTTGGATCAAGATTTTCTGATATTCTTGCCGGATCAATAACATCCACAGCGTCATTCATATACGATTTTGAATGACCCAACAACGCTAACGCGGTTTTCCAACCACCCAACCCCTTAATAGTTCCTGCGACCACGGGGGCGGCCTTAACCGCGGCAGCGGCCACTTGGGGGTTTTTGGCAGCCATCTTAATGGCCGGAACCGGCAACGCAGTCAATGCTGTAATACCTGCGGCATTTTTCAAGAATTGCCGACGCGACATATCAGTAACATCTTCAATAACCTGATCAGATGCCCCAGACATACCCTTGATAGCACTTACCGCCGGCCCGGCTACAGACAGACTAGCCATGGTTGCAGCCATTAAAGGCTCGTCATCAAGACGGTAAGTTTGGGCATCCGTCAAAAGAAGTGGGTCAATTAATCGCTTCGCTGCGGCCCCGGTAACAAAATCTGCGGCCCCAATATCAGGAACAGGCATTGCAGACTCGTCAAGAGAATCAGAACGGGTACCAAACAACGTTTGGGCCGTCTTACGGGATGCTCGGGGGGAGAACCCCATATCATGCATTACATCAAATGTCCCCTGACGCAACTCCTCACGGGTTGGCACAAGATCAAGAATGCCGCTCTTGGGGCGTTCTGAATAAGACGGAATACTGCGGGCCTCCGGTGAATGCTTCATCATTACACGATCATAAGCGGAGGTCGGCGCCTCCATCAGATCAATGTAATCTTGAACATCCATCAGTGAGTCACTTCGCCTTCAATAAAATTATTATCCAACTGCTTCAAGCGTTGAATAATTTCATCACGGGATTTGCCAGTGTTGTCCTCGACCTGAATATCAACAGACTTGAGTTTCGGATAAAGGTACTGGGCAACTTCCTTGAGACACTGGAACTTGATTGACCGCTCAACTTCTTCTTCATGGGCCATATCAATCATGGCAAGAACCGGGTCAAAATTCGGGTACTGGGCTGCAATGATGCGGCTAACCGCCTTTTTACGCTCGCCCTCAGACATTGTTTTTGGCTTAATAGAAGCAGCCATTTTGAGTCCTCCTCAAATACACTGATGGGGCGAGTTTAACACAAAATGCCCTGGAAATCAAATATATGTATATGGGGGTCGGGGACCCGTTGAGCACCCGAAAAAATATACATAGTATGTGTTGAGCGCTGAATATATTATATGCCTTGCCGGAAATTAATGGCCACGAATTTAAGAACCGATTTTTCCTTTTTCCGGGGGACCCGTTGTTTTTAAGGGGTTCCCCTATATTTGGAGAAAAACCGCGGAACGCGGACGGAACGCGCCCAACCGGAAAAAAGCGACCCCGGACAAACGACCCCCGGCTTGACAAATTGTTTATCCTGACCAAATGAAAAACGGTTTCGCACCAAATGAAAAACGGTTTTGTTGAGTGGATAGTTGAGCATATCCTGAGTTGAGTATCTCTCCTCAACCGTTGACAACATAGTTGAGTAATGATACAATGCGCAGCATCAAGTGGCATGGTGCTGCTTGACCTAATAGGAGAATAGACATGAACTACCTCAAGACAGAAACCGGCCTTGGCACCATCATCGAAAAGAAAGGCGCTTGGCTAACAGTTGACTTCGACGGCGAGATTGAAAAGATCCGCAGCAGCGCGGACCTCGAAATCCTGACCGATGAAGATATCGCAATGATGAGCGAATTCGGCGATCAGACCGATTTCACAATGGACGACCTCGAAGAAGAAGAGGTCCACACCATGAGCAACCAGCTTAAGCGCTATCGCCCACGCTATGTGACCCACGACGACGCAGTGAGCGAATCCGGCCGCAAGGTCGTGGACAATAACGACGAGGTTGCAGCAGGCCTGCGCGGCATGTGGATCGAAACGCTCTATCCGACCGTTGCCAAAATCCTCGGCGTGCCAGAATCGGAATTGCGCGAGCGCTACGGCCACTTGAACAAGGGTCAGCAATCAATGAATCTGCGCAACCGCGTGCGCGGCCATCTGAACCGCGTGAAAGTTGAAGTGTGACCCCCGACCCCCGGCTTCGGCCGGGGTTTTCTGACGAGGTTTTACAAAACCCGTCATTCAATAGGAGAATAGACATGAAAAACGCACTTGAATCACTAAACAAATTTCGCAGAGACCTGCTGCTGGAACGGTTGGAAAACGCAGCAGAAAATTACATCAGCGATCTAAGTGCCAGCGACATGGCAAACGAGCTGCTGGTGTTTTACACCGACACCATGGCCAAGGCCGACATTGAAGAATTGGCCAATTTTGTCAACACTTATGGAGATGACTAATGAAATGGGAAGATAAAAAAGCAGCGTGCAAGCCGGGTGTTTTGATTGAATCACACCCAAACCCACACCAGCCGGGCACGATCGAATTGCGAAAGGGCATGGACACCCCATTTGTGACCCGCAGTGGGCGCCGGGCGATCAAAGAGAATAGATGGGTCGTGCTGGAACGCAAGCCCGGG